TCATCTATGTTTTTATGAAATTTAGCGCATTTTTCATCTATATCTTCCATATTTTATCTCTCCACTCATCTATTGATTCATTATGAAATAGTTCGATGAGCGTAAATTCATTTAATTCACACCATCTTTTTTTATCTCTATCACGTGCCTGAGCTTTATAAAACTCCATCTTATCTTTGAAAAAGAAATTGTTAAATTCTGTATGCTGAGAACCATGAACTTCTACTATTAGGTTTCTTACAGGGATGAAAAAATCAGCTTTTAGGGTTGATTTTCTATTGTTTGTTTTTGTACCCGGAAGAACTAACTCTTCTAGTATTCTATCGTTAGGATATTTTTCTTTTAAAAGAAGTCGGGCCTTGTTATGAAGACCCGATCTCTTTTCTGTTTCAACTATATTATTACTAGGTATCCAAGAGTGTTCTTTTCCATCTAGTCCTAATATTTTCAATATAACATCTCTCTTACTTTATTTTCCAGTTGAGTGTAAATCTCTGGATTATCTTTTAAGTAGTTATAAGCCTTCTCAGCCCCTTGAACCTTGACTCTCTCTTTGCCAAGATCTTCTAGGAAGTCTAAATTATACCATGAACCCGCTACAGAAATCAAGCCAATTTCGGTGGAAAGCATTAAAATTTCTTGGATTTTATCAATCCCATGTCCGAATCGAATCCAACTTTCGCAACTTGTATAAGGTTTTCCAATTGAGGAACATAGAACATCCCATGTAACTTTTAGTCCAATAACATTTTTTTGCTCTTTTGTACTACCCGCCGCCTCCCAAGGACTAACAGACTTAACTTCCATGCGAGTATCTGCTTGGAATTGAATCTTAACACCGCCATCTGCCATTTTACTTTTACCATACCCACTAGTGTTCGTGATCATATGGGTAATCATAATAACAAGACATTTTTGATTGGGAACTGTTTGCCCCAATTTCTTTACAAAGTCCGAAAGAATTTTAGGAAGTCCCGGACGGGTCATACCACTAATATCTTCATCAAGATCACGAGATGGAATAAGAGAGGAGATCGAATCAATAACAAGAACGCATCCTTCATTTTCTTTTTCTGATACTAGTTTTCTAGCAATGTCCAAGAATGTTTCTGCTGCAAGTGGAGTATCACCCGATCTAATGACCTGTACTTTACTTGGATCAATACCGGGAACTTCAAAGTTCATTTCCTTTAATCTACCCTCTACATCAAGATAGATAATCTTTCGTCCTAACGCTTGACAATTAGCAATGATTTGCATAGTTGTAGTTGTCTTCCCCGCTTTTGGTGGGCCAGATAGGATCATCCAAGAACCCTCTTTAATGCCTCCGCCAAGGGCAAGGTCGATAGCCGGACTAATAGAGATGGTTTTATAGCTGCGTTTTGTCTCAAGTACCTTATCGCCCGTTGTAACATAGTCGCCATACTTTTTGATAAAGTCTTTATCCATTGCCAATGCTGATTCAGTTTGTGCCATTGTCGATTTCCTTTATTTTGCTAAACATTGTTTTACTTCCAAAAGATCCTCTCGGTTTGAAAACTGCCTTCTCTTGTGGTTCTTTAACCTCTATTGGCTTTTCAGTAGTGAGATTTGATCTAAACATTTCAAACTTCTTTTTAATATCTTTTGTACCAAGAGATATTATCTTGCTGCCAGATTTACTTTTGATAAATCGGACAAAATCATCGCCATATTCTTTAATTAGTTTATTTGCTAAAGAGACTTGACGTATGTACGTTTTTTTCCACTTCGGTTGATTCCAAAATTTATACGCCAGAGTTCCAATTTTTTCTTTATCTGCAATTCTCTGACATATTATTTCTGCAATATATTGTGCTGATGTGCAATAATCCCCCGTTGACGGGGATCGGTATTTACTTAAATCTGTTCTTTGCTTTGACATGTACAATCATCCGAACATCTTTTTATTTTACGATACAAGAGTTTTTCGTTTTCCGGCGTAATTTCTCTTATCTCTTCTGTAGTTCCAAATTTACATTCGGGCCAATAGAATTTTTTAACGTGAATTTTATCGTCTTCTTCAATTTTTCCAAATGATAAATATCTATAAACTGTGGTGTCTATATCGTGAACATCTTTTAATATTCCACGAATAACAAAAAAATTATCAAGACCCTCTTCGTTATGGTATACTAATTCAGGAACTGCTCCCGGTATCAATACGTATAATGAAATAATAGTTTTATTATTGTTATTACAGAATATTTTTGCCCTTTGCCAAGGGTCTTTTTTTCCATTATCATAATCTGACCATATTTCTGTATTATCACTTAACACTAATTTCCACAATAATTCTTGTCGCATTAAAAGCGATGTAATATGCTGATTATACCCTGTGCAAACCATATTTTAGTCCTCCCTAATTTTATGAATAGCACTTGCAATTCTTGGAGGAAGATCTACTTTGCCCTTTGGAGAAGTTTCATCCGCTTTCATTGATGCTTCTTTCGTCATTGCCACAAATCCTCTTTCCTTATTCCTAGCAAACATAGTGTATGTGTTTGGCAGGTTCTGGGGTTCTGATTGATCTGTTTTAACTTCTTCCTTTTGAATCTTTGGAGTTCTTGACTCTTGTGTTTTTGGTGTTACTTTTTTTGCCATATCAATATCCCTTCTTAATAAAATCTCTTTTAGCTTGTAATAAAAATACTTCTCTACGGGTTTCAAGATATTTTTTATATACAAGAAATAAATCCATATCTACTTTTTTATACTTATTGTCTCTTGCATTTAATTTTAGCGCATCGACTCCATAAGGATCAAATAACTGTCCTCTGCGAAATTTAATATAGGGAGTTTCTTTGCCATCGGTATTTACAATTTTTGCAACAGCGTCTCTCTCTTCGTTGATAGTCTTTGAAGTTTTATCATAATAAACTATAGCTATTTCAGATTGAACAACGCCTATATTATTTAATTCTTCTTGTTCGTGATTTTTGTTAACCATTTAAAGACTCCAATTTTTCTTTTACGTTTTTGATACAATTCCACTTGTCAAATCCCGTAACAACTATTTCCGCAGAATTAGTCATCTTATAATCTTGAAATTCACTTTTACAGTCTATAATTTGTGGGTCGTATGACCCATCTGGCAATACACGATGTATAAATATATTAAATCTAACAATCGCCACATGCGGAGCTGTGTCTATTTTTTTTCTTTCCAGCATTACATTTTCCCCGTTTCAATATATTTAATCTTCTTTTCCGGTGAAAGACTTGCTATTTTTCGCATTTCTTTCATCTTTTCCTGATCCTTAATTTTTTGAACTGTTCCATCTTGTTCCATTCTTTTTTGTAACTGCTCTTTACCCATTGCCTTTGCGTTTGCCTCGGCGAGTTGTCCAATTGTCCTGATTTCACCCTTACTCATTATATCCGGTGGACCGTCCAAAACAACCCCTAAAGTTTCTTTTTCGCAAGAAGGGCAGACCTTCCGCAGCGGTTCCTTGATGCTGTGAAAGGTCTCGAAATCTTCTGGGCAATTTGAGCATCTGTAGTGATAAATTGGCATCGTTACTCCTCTAAATTGTTTTTATACTCCGTATCATATTCTGGATATTCATTATTTGTAATCCAAATAAGAAATCCCATATATCCATTTCTGTATATCTCTTCAGCTTGAGGTGATTCAAAATCATGAGATTCTATTCTTTCCTCGTATAAAGAAATATTCTCCTGATTAAGTTCAAAAGAAAACTCTTTCGATACTTCTATTTGTTCTGACGCCAATTTAAATTGCCCAAGCAAAACAAAAAGCGCTATTGTGAGAACAAAATATTTTCTCATTTTAACCTTTCTAGTATTCTACCAATAATTGGATTACGAACAATATCAGTTGCCTCTAATTGACAAACTCCAACACCTTGTAATCCATCTAGTTTACTCATAATATCTACCATTCCGCCTCTAAATCTTTCTGGCAGATCGGTTTGTTCGGCATCGCCATTTATAACTGCACGAGACCCTATACCAATTCTTGTCATAAACATTTTTATTTGCTCATATGTGGCGTTTTGTGCCTCATCTAAAATCATAAAGCAGTTGTGGAAGTTTCGACCACGCATATACTCAAGAGGACAGATTTCGATAATGTCAGCTTCTTTTAGTTTTCTGACCATTTCACGACCAAGATATTTATGCATTTCTTCAAGAACGGGCATTACATAAGGCAGAAGTTTTTCGTCCTTATCCCCCGGTAAATGCCCCAAGCCTCTACCGGCTTCAATTGTAGGTCTTGTTATAATAATTCTACTAACTTTATTATCTTGGAGCCAATTACACGCTAAACCAACTGCGACACTTGATTTACCAGATCCTGCTGGACCTGTACAGAATGTTATATCGTTTTCAACGATTGAAATTATATAGTTTTGTTGGTTCAAGCTCTTTGGTCTCACTACGACCCGTTCTTGATTTCTATTAACGGCTTGTCTTTGAACAGCCCTTCTATCTTTTTGTCTTCTTGACATGTTTTTTCTCACGATACAGAAAAATAGTTATTATTGTTTTTAAAGTTATATGTTATAGTAGCGTAATCATTATTCCCTGCCGCACCTCCATTTCTTTCAAATCCCGTAAAAAAGTTTTTACTTCCAAGATTAACATTCGGTGGACCAGTAATAGCCATTGCAACCTCATCAACACTGTCGTCAATTATAGTGTCACCATTTAAATCGGTAGAAAATCCATCTTCACTTTGACTAAAGCCAAGATCTAATATTGTTATAGAGCATGATACATCTACCGGAAACATTAAATACTTATTCTTTATTGTGTAAAAATTTCCCCAAGATGGCACTTCTCCATAATTAATATTCATAGATGCTGATACAGACTGTATAACTGGATTCGCTGGAATTGGACTCGGAAGACTAACTCCTCCAAAGTCTTGTCTTCTATATACATTACCCGTATCATCACTAGTTCTAATTGTGAATTTACCTATAAATCCAGAACTTAGATTAGATATATGACCAGTGTATGTTAACTCTTCTGTAAAAAACCCTTGTACATCATAATTATACGATAATGAACTAAGTAGCATATCTTGAAATTCAAAACCTCCAGATCCACCCCTTCCTTGTCCCGGCCCTGAAACATCTGTATCATTAATAATTTTCACAGTTATCTTTTTTGCGTCATATTCGCCGACTTGATTATTAATATAATTAGAAAGATTAAAAGAAGTTGCCGGAAGTCCAGATGTTACAAATCTTGATATACTTATTTGCACGTTCGGTTTTTTATAAAAGTTTTGGGTAGTTGTTGGAGTTCCTCGCTTTATTATAGCGGTCTCGTCATAACTTTTAGAAATGGTGACGCTTTGAACGCCACCAAGTCTCGAATCATTTACAAAAACGGAATGTACAAAATATGGTATATAATTAATTGTCATTATATTTCACAATTGCCCCCAGAGCAAGCAAGAGCCTGTTCTAAAGTTGTATCATCATACTCTTCTAACACTTGAGTATAATCTACATCTTCATATTCTCTCCTTAGCTCGGTCCATAGTTTAAAGTTATAAATATCTTTCATACAGTAAGTAAACTTCTTTACATCACTACCAAAGTATTTCAGCGCAAATTTTAAACAGCGAAAAACCCACATTTGTTTAGCCTTTCCTTTAATGCTTGATGGGTTTTTCATACCAGCCATTAAAGCATCACAAGCGGCCCAGAGATTATCTTCATATAAATTCAAAGCCACCTCAATTAATCCACTTGCAAACATTGCGCCATCACCATAATGCGATACCATCTCACTAGGTAAATACACAGTGGTAAACGGAGCTTGTGGATAATCTTTATCGCCAGTAATTGGAAGAAGAGAAATTCCACAGAAGAATTCTTTATTATCATAGATAAAATCTTCTACAACATCCCACTCTTCCGGTTTAACATTAATAGTATTACTAACATTATGAGTTAACCAAGGAGCGGTGCAAAGCTCGTGATTAGTTCCCGGTAAAACCCAGTTTTGTTGAGTTGATTTAACTGTTTTAAGAAGATCAATCGCACTCACTTGGTTTTTAATTTTGCTACCATCTGGCACTTCAATACAGAATGAAATAACATCGTCTGTATCATTAGCTGACCACACGCTATTTTCACAAGCTCTTGGATTTACTTCTTTAAAATGCTGGTAAATAGCTTCGAGTTTATTCGCCTGAACACGCCTAATATAGCGTTTAGCGTGATGAGGGTGAATGCCGGAAGCAGTGCCAAGAATACAAGAAGCAGTTCCTTCAGGTTTAACGCAAGTGACCCTTGCTGCTTGAGGTATTCCAATCTTTTCTGCGACGAGCTTGTTTGTTTTTCTAGCAAGTTCCGCTGCCTTTCGTTGTATCTCTGGATTTAAACAGATATCCGGTTTTTCATACCAGCCAGTACCAGAGACGCCTAAGAGACTCTCTCGCTTGAAAATCTTCTCGCTTGTTTCCCCCAGATATGGAAAGCTGCAAAAACCAGCCTGAAGAGTTCCAATAATAGTTACAGCACGAACAGCGTCATAGAATTCCTCTTCTGTATTTACCTTAGCACAGTTTACAGTTGAGAGATTGCAACCTTGCCAGCCACTTTCGCCCGTTTCAACATCAACTGGATACATTCCAATTTCAACGCAAGGATTGACAAGAAAGTCTTCATGATCTGCCCATACAAATCCCGGTTCGCCAAATTCTTTAACAGACTTCATCAGTTCTGAGAACTGCTCTTTTGTAGTTTTATTTCTTACTAGCAGTGCTGAATTATTAGATCTGCCCCTTTGTGGATTCTCTTCAAGCCAATTACCAGTTTTAGCGGTTGCCATTTCTTTATCTTCTGGCGAGAAAACACAGATGGTTGCACTTCTTCTAACTCCACCACTAATAACAGCGTCTGCGAGATGCATAACGATATCATATACCTCAATCGGACGGAGTTGTCCACCCTTTTGCATAGCATAATCTAAAATAGCTTTAATATTATTCAAAGCCTTTTTAAGAGGTTCTGGACCGGGAGCTTTGCCGCCATTGGAAATTCTACTGCCCTTTGCTCTAATCTTGCTATAGTCAAAGTCAACCTCTTTGCCCTTATAATCTGGAAACTCTGGCTTATCCTCTTCAAGATAAGACGATACTAGAATTCCAATAGCATCACTCCAGCCCTCAATAGTGTCCGGAATAGTATACTTCACAGTTCCAGACTTGCTCTTTAGTAGATCTGGCAGTCTATTGATATGCCTGTATTGAACAGAAAAACCAACTCCGCAACCGCACAAGAGCATGTACATACACTCTTGAAAAAATCTAACCCTATCTGCATAACTAACTGTACAGTTAAACATTCTAGCATTATGTTTAAATATAGGATCTCCACCAAACTGTAAAGCTCGTTGAGATCCAAGTCCCCTCTTTTTGAGCATCATATCATATGCCCAATTAATCATTTTATGAACTTCTTCGTCTTTATCATTATACTTAGTATGCATCATTGCCCGAACTC